TCAATTGGTACTTACTCAAAGTTCTGGTATTACATACGGTACTCAAGAAATTTCTATCATGGGACCTGTTGGCCCTGTACCTGTTAAGAGTGCCCCATTCTTATCAAACAATGCAAAAGCTCCAACCTCTGCAAGTGGTACAACAAGCGCCCCCGCAACTCCTACTTTGACTTCTGCGGTCGTTGCTAGTGATTCCGCCTCTCAATTTGTTGCGAATGATGCGGGTGATTATTTCTACAAGGTTGTAGCAATGAATAACAGTGGTTATTCTGCCCCTGTAACCTCTGCTTCTAAGACTGTTGCGGCTGGTGAAAAGGTAACTTTGACCATTGCACAACAATCTGATGCTGTATATTTCAAGATTTTTAGAACCCCTGTTGATCGTCCTGCAAGTGAAGCCGTCTTGATTGATGAAATTGCTGCAAATGTTGGCGGTGCTACTGTTTGGGTTGATCGCAATGAAAACATCCCTAACGGTCATAAGATTGTATTTGTTCAACATTCTTCTGAGATTATGGAATTTGCCAAGTTGCTTGATTTCTTTAGACGCCCACTTGCCGAAGTTCAAACTAGCAAGCCTTTCTTACTCATGCTTTTTGGTTCACCTATTGTCAAAGTGCCTTCAAAGTGTTGGGTTGTAAAGAATGTTCGTGTTGGTGCAAGTTTGATTGAAACTTTAGGTTAATTGAGTAACTAAGAATATAAATATCAAAATATCTTATTGAATATGTTATCATAAGGGCATAGATTAATGATCTAATGCCCTTTTTGTATTGGCACTAGATAAAAGGTTGCCCTTATGAGTACTACAACTTTACTAGATATTATCACGCCCGATTATCTCAAGAAAACCTCTTTACTAGGCGTTGACTTGACCACAGACGACGGCGCGCCTTTTCCTAATGAGATTTATGAAACATCAATTCAAGCATCAATCCAACATATTGAAAATGATATAGGTATCAATTTAGAACCGTTTAAGGTATCACAAGAAACGCATGACGCTGAAAGGCAAGGGCGATTTTCTTATTGGCCTATGAAACTTGATTATCGCCCCATCGTATCTATTGATAAGGTTCGGATTAGATTCGGGTCGTTTCAACCTGTTGACCTTCCTGTATCATGGATTCGTATGGTTTCCGCTATTCATGGGCAAATGCACATCATCCCATCCCAAGAGAGTTTAGGATCATATTTTTTTACGGCGGGGATGCCTATTTTAGGGAATTATGGGATTTTCTATGAGGGGCGTGACTTTATCCCCGGTTACTTTGAATTTGATTACACAGCGGGATTTGAAACAAGAAAAGAAACTATCACATTTCCGGCGGGGCAAACACAATTTACAGTGAATTTAAGTAAACATTGTTTCTTAAAATATCGCATCGCTTTAACCTTGCCTAGTGGTATAACAGGCAAAGCCATCACATTGGGACAAGATTCTTTTGTGATAGAGTTAAACACCGCCCCCGTAACAGATATTCAGATAACTTATCTACTTGATACCTTACCAAGTGACATTAAGCATATGATCACATTGAAGGCCTCAAGTAACATGATTTTACAAGTAGCGGGGGATTTGATTCTTGGTGCGGGTATTGCTTCAAGTTCTATTGGGATTGATGGATTATCTCAAAGTATTCAAACCACCTCGTCCGCTATGTACTCGGGTTATTCTTCTCGTGTGGATTACTATGAAAAACAGTATGATGCACTAAAGAAAGCGGTGAAAGCTCAGTACAAGATCAACCAATTTGGAGTAATTTAAAATGACTACTATCAACCCTAGGATTCCTACAAAATTACGCCCCCGCGTGGATTGGTTAAATGAGGAGTTTAGAAAGCAATTCTTTACAAGATCAATGCTTGTATCTTGGGAAATGTGTGCTGAATGTCCATGTTCAAACAAAGGCGACAATTTAATCTTAGATTTACCAGATATCAACGCAAACTTAGAGAAACATGGTGAAGTTCGTTCAGATTGTCAACTCTGTAAAGGGATTGGCTATTTTTGGCATAGTAAACAAGACACTAGAGCATTGATCACAAGCGCAAGTTCTGATGAATCAAGATTTCATGAATATGGGGAATATGCTCGTGGGATGGTCAACATCACTCTACTACCTGAAACATTGCCTTCTTTCGGTGATCGTTTTACAATGGTGGATTCTAGCATGATTTTTAAGGAAACTAGGACACGCAAGGCGGGGGCGGTGCAATCACTAAGAAATCCAATCGTTCCCCGTGTACTAGATACACAAGGCGGGGCAACAACGCTTAGGGTGCTTCATCTACATGTTGCCAATAGTACAGGTTTAGGCGTGGTCAATGGTGAATTGCTTGAGGGCGTTGACTTTGATGTCAATGTGAATGGTGATATTGATTTCTCTAAGGGCGATTTGAATGGTAAAGCCCCCGCCGTGGGCGTTCGCTTCTCTATTGCCTATTATGGTCATCCTCGTTACTATGTTGCAGATAACCCGCATACACATAGAGATTCTAGGTATGTACGCAAATCAACAGATGAACAAATTCGCTTGATGCCTGTTCAATGTAAGGCAACCTTAGAATTTATGGGGGCGGGTTTAAATGGTTGACATTAAAAAGTTGTCGATCGTTGACTTGATCAACGGATTAGGCTTATCACAAACAGATCAAAAACGGCGTTCAAGACAATTGGCGGATTTGATTCTTGCTGAATGGTCGGCTGAGGCGCGTAGTTCCCTTAAAGGCAATGTTCAACAAAGCTATCTACGATCTTTATCTATAAATCAAGCTGATGAACATGGCATCTCTGTATCTTTACCTAAGCCGGGGCAAAGCGCAACACTTGCCCTTATGTATGAGTTAGGCATGGGACCCGGTGGCATTGGTACAACAGGGCCGTATGACATGAGAAAATTTATGTTACAAGAGAAAACTAGAAACATACGACGGGATAAAAAGGGCAATTTATACTTGAATGTTCCCTTTAAAAAGAGCGCTCAGAAACTAAAAGCTGAGAATGAAGATGTTTATAAGAAAGCTAAGAAACTTGCCCCCATGATTTCTTTTCATGCAAATGCGGGGAATGTCACGCCTCAAGGTAGCCCAAGAGGTGCAAAAGGTAGCCAATTACCTAGGGGTTTAGTCCCCAAGAAAGCGCCCCATCATGCCGTGGATATATATGCAAATATGAGAAGGCAAGCTAGCACTTATTCAAATAAACAAGGTAAACCAGTGACACAGACAAGCGGGTACATTACTTGGCGTAGGATGACTATTAACCAAAAGCCCCCTAAGTGGATGCACCCCGGCATCAAGCCTTTAAATTTGGCGGATCGTGTTTTTAATGTATTACCTCAACTAATTGATGAAGTATATGGAGTATAATCTATGTTTGATCTATTACTACTTGAAACCCTACATAATGGGTTTGAATACTACCTACAAAACAAGAGTGCTTTTAAAGCGTTATTCTTTGGGTTAAAGGATGCCACGCTTGAATCGTGGTTTAGTTTATTTGTGGCTCAGAAGCCTGTATTTCGTGCAAGATATGCACAAGGCACAGCGCAAGCCCCCATGATTACCGTTTTAACAGGTCAAGAGGATGTACAAGATAAATTCATGGGAAAAACTGAATATAGAGATACCGATGGGCGTTTAGTCGTGGGTTACAATGTTTCAGAGAACGCTCAAGTTGTCATCCTTGCTAAATCCCCCGAACTTGCTAGAATTTATTTCATTGTATTGCGTGCATGCTTTGAACAGGGAGCAAGAGCAATTATGAAAGCGGGGTACTCTCAAACAGCATATGAAGGGACTACACTACTTGATCCAGAAGAAGAATTATCTAGTGAAGAACTTGGTATATATGTACGTAAGATGAACTTTAGCGCAAGTTATCCCGTTCAAATCAAATTAACTAAAGATGCAGAGTTTGGGGATCAACCCACATACTCAAGTATTGATGATTTGCTGATTTTAGCAAGCGATCAAGAGAAGAATGGTATCAAGGGCGGGGTTATACCTGAAAATTAAGAAAAACTACAAAAACAAGTATGAAATATTTTATACTATGAAAGAAAGATAATAGGAGTTTACACATGCCAAGTTCTTTAAACCTTAATGGCCTTAAAATCTATAAACCCGGCGTTTATGCAACAGTCGATGCAAGCGCTTTAGGTGGTCAAAATACAAGCACAGGCAATGTTTGCCTTGTTGGTGCTTTTCCAAGTTTTGAAGCTGACAATCCGCTGACCTTTACAAGCGCCGGAGCGCTAAGGGATTATGACAGCACAGACAAAGAATTAGCACTACTTGGCAAACTTGCCTTTGCCCCTAGCGTGGATGCTCGTGTCCCCGCCGGCGTTAATTCATTGACCGTTTTAAATGTTCAAACATGCACACAAGCAAAATATGATCTAGTGAATGATAACGCTGATACAGTAGCGACCTTTGAGGCGTCTGTATGGGGAAACAAGGGAAACAACACTTATGTGACTTGTTCTTTTGATGGTGCGTTTGATGTTACTTTAAATCGTAATGGACTTGCAGAAGAATATTTAAATGTAACAAGTGGTGATGTATGTTCTTTTGAGTATACAGGTACAGCGCTCACAACAGCAAGCCTTGATCTTAGTGATACAAATAATCTTGTTATCAATTGGACTAAAACCGTTGATCTTAGTTCAAACAATGCCAGTGTTAACGTTACGGATATGAAAACTGTTGCGGGGCTTGGCTTCCAATTGGATGAAGCACCAAACGCAAATGTTATAATTGTGATTAGTGGTTATAATGTGGATGGTGTAGCTAGTACACAAACCATTACTTTGAGTAATACAACTAAGGTTACAAGTAACGTATTTTCTCAAGTCTATGGGTTATCAATCACCAATACAGCACAAGCCGGCTTAGTACTTACAATTAGCGGGGTCGCTTTTGATCTTGATCTCTCAACCTTTGAGAGTGCGGGGCATGTTGTGGACTTTGTGAACCAAGCTAGTACAGATTACCATTTTACCGCCAATTATTTAGCAAGCAAGTTATATGATGCCACTGTTTTAGATGGTTTTAGACTTGCTCAAAATATCAAGGGCGTTGAGTCTATTGTTACCGCCAATTTACAAGAACTTATTGACACTTTAGCATCCTCTAAAGTTGTTTCTTTAGTTCGTGTTGGTTCAAGTGCATGTGATGATTTTACCAATATTACAGGAGCTTTTTTACTTGGTGGAACTCAAACCCTTCCCGTATTAAACGATTGGAAAGCATCTTTAGAACTGATTGAAACAAGTGATATTCAAATCGTAGTACCTTGGTCAAGTGATGTAGATGTACATAAGGCAATTCTTGAACATTGCACAAAATCCGCCGTTGCAGGTAGTGAACGTAATGCGTGGGTGGGTGCTAGCGCTAATCAATCAATCACAAATATCAAAGATACTTGGGTTAAGGCGTTGAATAATAGAAATATGGCAATCGTTGGGCAAAGTGTAAAAGTCACTAATCCACAAGGCATTATTCAAACCCTTGAACCTAAGTATCTTGCTTTGATTTGTGCATCTATGCAAGCGGGGACACCTGTATCAACCCCATTGACAAGAAAACGCCCTGATGTGGTTGATGTGCTTGGTTCATGGATTGCAAATAGAGATGTAACAGATGCAATTAAAGCGGGGATTTGTGCTTTAACTTCCGATAATCAAGGGTGGAGAATTGAACGCTCTGTAACTACTTGGATTAAAGACAATAACCCAATTTATTCAGAAGTTTCCGCTAATGAAAGTATCAACACAAGCGTAAGAGATTTGAGAAACGCACTAGATATTTATATAGGTGATAGAAATCTAAATGTAACTAGTGCAAGAATCTTAGGCATTGTTTCCGCCCGCCTTGATCAACAAGTCTTAGATGGTATTATCAAAGCGTATAAGAACATTGTGCTTGAAAACATTGGTGATACTCTCAAAGTAAATTACACAGTAGCAGCAGTAGAACCTTTGAATTTTATTGCAATCACCGCCAGCGTAAGCAGATTTTAAAGGAGCTTAGAAAATGGAAAAAGTTTTTAGTGGTGCAAGAGCAAAGCTTTATTTTAACACAGCATTAGGGCAAGTAGAGGCGGGCTTCGCAACAGGTATTAGTGTTAATGAATCCCACCAATTACAAAGAGTCAATGTACTTGGAAACATTGATTCAGAAGAAATCATTCCTACATCTCGTTCTGTTGATGTTCGTTGCGATTTAGTTCGTATTAGCGGGCGTTCACTTCGTCAATTGGGGATTTGGCCTAAAGGTCAAACTGTTGATGTTCTTAGTTTCCCAGAACTCACCATTGTTGTCTATGATGGAGTGGAGAACAAGATCGTTGCACAAATTGAAGGGGCAAGATGTGAAACAAGATCATTTCAAGTTCAAGCGGGGGCGGTGGTTTCTGAGAATGCAAGTTTCCAAGCTAAACGCCTTAAAGATGAAGCTGATTTGACCTTGTAGGATTTGATCATGGATGAACAAACCAATCAAACAACTCTTAGCGTTCCTAGTGACGACATTGCACAAATCAAAGACTTGATGCAAGTAACTCAAAACAATGTGCCTTTGGCGCTTGCTATCTTTGCCGTTCTATTAGTTAACAAGCTAAAGAATAATCAAGTAAAATCTGAACTTGAAACAAAGATTAATGCGCTTGAGGCACGACTTGACAAATTAGATAAATAATCAAAGAAACTTATTAAACAATATTTTAAATGCGATTTCGGCGGTAGCAGGTACAACCCCATTACCTAGTAAAGCTATTTCATCAATGATACTTGTATAACTGTTGCACAATTCTTCATAGTCCAACCAATTGGCACGCCCATGAGCATTTCTACCCATCTCGGATTCAACATTTCTCTGTAAGTCAAGAGGTTGATTTCTTCCTGTGTTCTCTCTGATTCCGGCTTGGCTAGTGCTTGTTCTCTCATCGTCCGTAGTTCCGTGAATGTGAGCGTGTTTGATCTCAATGCTTGCAGTGCTGTTGAGTCTTGTCCCTTCTTTCGATTCGACAACCTCTCTACCATTTCCGGCGTCCTCATTGCATCGTTGAAATCCCGTTTCTGTGGTGTTGCCCAAGTCATCGTTGATTTGTTGGTGTCTGATCTCAATGCTTGCATTGCTATTGAGTCTTGATGTCCCTTGTCTAAGCGATTCATCACTGCCTCGGGTGAATAACTCATGTGCTTGTGAGCCGCCTTGGTGGGAGTTGCCCAAGTCTTGATCTGTTCGTTCATCGCTTCTAAGTGCACTTGTCTTGAAATCTTCGAATCCGTCCGATCTATGCTTGCATGTTCCTTGATCGGTGTTGTCATGCTCGCATCTTTTGAATCGCTCTTTGTTGGGGTTGCCCAAGTCTTGATCTGTTCCGAAGTATTCCATTCGTTCATCGTGACTTGATGGGTTAATTGCATTTGTTTCTTGTCTTTCCGATCCCCCGAATCGGTCATCTTTACTTGTCGATCTATAATTTGTGAGGGGGTCATCGTCATTTGTGTTTCGTTGGTGCTTGGTGTTGCCCAAGTCTTTTCTAAGAGTTCTAGGGGGTTCAAAGAATTGTTGTTCTCGATCTCTACCGCTAGGCGTGCAAATGCTTGAGGATTCGATTCTTTCAATGCTAAAAGTTGACTCAGTAATCTTTTGTAATAAGATGGTTGGGTCACTTGCCGCATTTGCCCCCTGATCATACTCATATGTTGATTCGCATAGACTAGCTCTGTCACCGTTGAGTGGGCATGTGATGTCTTTACAACTGTCATGAAAGTACTCGGAAAACTCTTTAAGCCTAGAATTTGTAATATCTGTTCTTTTTCCCAAGATAAAGACTCTTTGCCTAAGATGGGGAAGGCCTGTTTCTCTCGCAGAGAATATGCCCCAATGGCATTCGTAACCGATTCTTTCCAACTCTCTAATGACATGCAACAAAACCGGCGTATCTTTGGGGTCATTCCATTCGTCTGATTGGAGTTTTGAGCTGATGATTCCTCTGACATTTTCCAAGAGAACAAAGGCAGGTCTTGAATCAATGATTCCTTGTTTGATAAAGGGAAATAGGTGTCTTGGGTCTGTATCGCCGTTTCTTCGTCCGGCACTTGAAAAAGGTTGGCATGGGAAACCCCCAGAGAGGATATCCACGCAGCCACGAAACTCTTTGAATGGGAAAGTTTTAAGGTTCGACCAAATAGGAGCGGGCGGGATGATTCCTTTTTCCATCTTGTCAATAAGGTTTTCGATTGCGTAAAGTTCGATCTCACAGTAAGCGAGGGTTCGCAGGTTTGGCAAAACTCTTGCAAGTCCAAGATCAATTCCCCCGTATCCTGTACAAAGGGAGATATGATTAAATTTTTTGGTAGTATCCACATTCATTTTTTTCTTTCGTAGATGATTTATTGTGAAAACAGTATATAGGAAAACTCGTAAATTAAAGAAAATTAGATATAAGAAATTTCTCTTTTAACTTGGTCAAGTGCTGATTCTAGCTTTTCTTTGTATTCATTGATAGCGCTTGTATATGCCCCAAGTAACCGATCAATCTTATGCTCTAAATCTTCATATGTCACAACTTGCATACTTCCCATTTTAGTAAATTCGCTTGATTCGGTGGTTGATAGGATATAAAGATATTCCGAGTTCATAGAACAATAAATAATGCGAATTTGAGTACAAGCATTCTTTTCTTTGGCAACAAGTTCAAGTCTTTGACAGTCATATTCTACTAAGTAACCATTGGCGATTAGTAGATCGGTGCAAAATAATAATGTCATCATTTGCTAAAATCCTTTGTGAGTGGTTAAGGTGCTTTGATACTAATTCATAGTTTTTACTTTGTCAATAAATTTTACAAATATTTATATTTTCAATTTGTCATTGAAATGCTTAGAGTAACTAAGAAACTATGAAAGGATTTAAAAATGGATTTAAGAAACTTAGTAACAGAAGACGAGGCAATCAAGCCACTAGTAAAAAGAGAACTTCCCTTGATCGTGACATACATTGATCCAGAAGGGGAAAAGCATCAAGATACTTTGATTTCAAAAGTACCAGATGGGGATGGGAAATTGATGATTGATAGAAAGATGGCAATGCTTGCGGGTGGTGCGTGGGAAAATTTGAGTCCTATGGCAAAGCTAAGAATTGAAGCAATCGCAACTTTAAGCGTTCAATTGGTTTCCCCCCCTGATTGGGTTAACAAGTGGGCAGTGATTGACGATGAACTTCTATTTGACTTAAGGGAGCAACTTGGCAAGCATGCTAATTTATACTTTCGCCCAAACGTTGGACAGGGTCAAGGAGCTAAGGAGGTCGCAAGGGTGGCGATTTATTCAAAAGAGCTTGCCTAGTTCGTTTCCCAACTCACAGTTTAACCCCCTTTATTCGGTGCTTTCTGAAAATGATTACTTTGAAACATGGCTTTTATCCTTATCTGATGAAGATTATGATAAAATACAACCAAGATACACAGTAAACCAAGATAAAACCATTAAGCATGAAAACCCAATTGACGACCAATGGGAAAAAGATTTTTGGGATAAAGAAAGGGGTTAAATATGGCAAGCAAACGAGTTGAAATTATCCTTGATCTAAATGATCAAGAGGCAATGAACGCACTAAAAGCGTTTCAAGAGCAATTCAAAGAAACAGCCCAAATTAAAGAAAAAAGCTCTAAGCAAGAAGAACAAGCTCTTAAACAACAACAAAGAGAACAAGAGAAACTTGCTAAAGCTCAAGAGAAACAAGCACAAGCACAAGCAAGAGAACAAGAGAAACTTGCACAAGCACAAGCAAAGCAAGCTCAAGCACAAGCAAGAGAGAGAGAAAAACAAGCTCAAGCACAAGCAAGAGAACAAGAACAAATAAAGCAACAACAAGCTAAAGAGCGACAAGCACAACAAAGAGAATATGAAAAAAAGATACAACAAGAACAGGCACAAAAAGAACAAATTGCACGCCTAGCAGAAGCAGAACGAAATAAGCAATTAAGGCATGAAGAAAAATTAAAATTTATGCAAGAGGCACAAGCAAAAGCCGATGAAAAAGAAAAACAGAAATCGGAAGATGCACGACTCAATACAATAAAACAACAAGCACAATTAAAAAAAGAACAAGAACAAGCTAGGCGATTGGCCTTAATTCAAGGGGCGGGAGGTTTATTGACAACAGGGGCATCAACGGCCATGGGTGCAATAACAAGCACAGATGCAAGCGGAGTTATTACCGCCCTTAGTGGAGGAGCGGGGCAAGGGATTAATGCGCTTGGTGGTTTACTCAGTAATCTAGGTATGCAAAAGACGGGGTCAATTGTACAGACCGCCGGCGCATTAGTCCCAATCGTTGGGCAGGGGGTCGCTCAAGCAATTGGACAAGTTTATTCTAGGTTTACAGAGGTTGCCGGATACGAATTGCCTAGAATGATTGCTAGTTACCGATTAGGGGCTGAAAATATTGCAGGATTACCCGAAACAGGGGGCAAACTAGGCTTTTCTATGATGGAATCTCTAAGCAATATGAACGCGTATGCTTCGGCCTATGGTAGCCGTGGCTTCATGTCTGAGGGCGTTGGGATTATGCAAGCACTAAAAGACATACGAAGTGCTGAAATGCTTGGCGTCAATCCCATGGCAATACCTCAATTTGCTTCTTTAGGTGGTATGGGTGGAGCAATGCAAAACGAGGCACAAATGGCGGGGATTGCTAGAGGCGTTTTACAATATGCAAGTAAGGGAAATATGCTAGGTTCACAAGCTGAAAAGTTATTAGGTGCTATTAATGCGGGGATTCAAGGCATGGCATCAAAAGGCTTGGCGGTAGATGCGCAATCACTAACTAGCTTTATTATTGGGGT